AACTTACCACCGTCACCCAGTCGATACAGCAGCGAAGCCACTGCACCCAGCATATTACTAGGCTGGGGTCCCTCAACGGGACACGACTGGTACCTCAGCCCAGAAACACCCTCCCAACCATCTTTATTAGAGATGACGAAGGGGGAGTCCTGGGACTCGTCCCAGTTGCTCTTTAAACCAGCGGAGTCGTCTGCGTGAGCAGGAACCCGAAGGCATCGAACAACGGAGCGAGGGATCGCCCGCACGACAGTAGACCATGGACTGCGCAACCGCTGATCACACCCATAAGGATGAGACCACCGAGAAGCAAGCATGCGTAAACCGTTAGCAAGGCGAAAGAGATCTTGAATCTCATGAGGTATTTCTTTCTGGAAGAAGGGACGGACATTACTACCGTTAAAGTAGTCCTTGCCGCATGACTCGCGGAAGGGCCCCTCCTTAAACGACTTAGCCTTATTAAGGCTAAAGCCGCAAAAGGTGAGGACCTCCTCCAACAGGTCATAGGCGGGCTTAGGGACTACGATATCGTCGCCGTAGACCAGCACTTCATCAGTGCCAATCTGCAGCTCCGTGCACACTCCAACTGAGAGGGCCCAAAAGATCAGGCTCTCCAGCTCGAATGTGTAACCGTTCCCCATAGAGGAGAACTTCTCATAGCGGATCCACTTATCTTGATAAAACCCAACTTTTGATCGGGTCAGATCGAGAACGCTAAACCACCCTTCAGGAAGGAGAAGTCTAACGAGCTCTCTAGCAACAGTGTCGCTAGCAGAGCTCAAATCGATGGTCGCCAGAGAATCGTCACATGACCCCTTAAACGCAGCACGCTGATTAGGCGTCTGGTCATCAAGATCAATCCCCACGCGTTGCAGTCTACGCCTCATCATCGTGCCTAGCCCTAACTGGGCATAGACATTCAGAAGGGGCTCGATCGCAATTGCGCGGTGTGTGACAGCGGTTTTCGGTACAAAGGCTACTCGGTTGCCTGGGATTACGTCTAGATCCTTCTCGTTGATCAAGGGCCAAAAGCCCGCGACCTCTGAGTCGGTTATAGATCGTGCCCATTGGGGCGCACTCGTAACGAGATACGCCCCAACCTGTCGCATGTCGTGAGACACCGACGGGCGGACTTGCAGCTTATCGTAAAGGGACGTAAGCCCCTTGACCCTTGGGTGGTTAAACGCTCCGGGGCCAAAACGACACGCATGCAACCATTCCCGACTATTAACCTGACCCAGAACCCCATCAATTTTTCCCATGGCAGTCGAAATGACTCGCCTTACGGGTCCAGTTACCCTCTCGGGGCTGGAGATGAAGTTCCGGATCCTTATATTGGTTAGTCGGCACGCCTCCTCAGCTTCTAGGAATTTCTCCCTAGCAGCTGCTTCCGGGTCAACCCCTGCAATTTTCACAGGGGCCTTCTTCAAGAATGCAACGGCTTGATAGTCGTTGCGAAACGAGAAGGAGGTTTTATAATGACGCGGATCTACGGTTTTTCGAGCAAGCTGCTCGCGTTCGCCGTAGCGGAGAAGAATCTCACAACTCAGTGAGACTGGCGTGTTAATGGCAACATAAAAGTCCGTAGCAACGCTATCCAGAAGCTCTGGACGAGCTCTGAACGAGCTTAACGTAGTGTTAAGCTCACCGAGAAGCGCCTTCTTAGCATTACGCTTAGAAGGAACCACCCGGCTCCAGTGCTGAGACTCCTCGACTGTGGGGGCCCTCACGATGTGAGGTCTCCGAAGAACGAGGAAGGATCATGCTGTGCATAACATAACATCTTGCTGTAAGGCAAAGTGCCAGAGGTTAGCGCAGACATGTACTCCACTTTCCCTTCATCTGTCAGGATACTTTCGTCGACAAGGTGTACGTCGACGACGGTCAGTCCTTCGCAAATCCGCGTGATCTCCAGCTGGAAGTCAAGCAGTTTGCAAAAGAACTGAAGCGATATCTCGCCATTTCGGAAAGATAAAGCTTCAGATGACAGGCGGGAAGCCATGTCACTGATGAGAGCCAAGTCGCTTGGAACACTCATTTCGTCTCCTTGAGATTAAGTGGGAATCGCGCCGGATTCGGCGGCGGTTTTGACAATTGACTGCCCAACCAATTCTTTGAATCGGGCAACCAATTCGTCTACTTCCGCTACCGACAACTTTGCCGGGCGAAGGATCTCAAAAGTACCAGTTACGGTACCGTCCAAGGCTCCCGTCGTACTGTTAACTACAGGACGCGTGATCTTGCCCCCGATGCGGTAAACACCGTTCGCCTTGTCCGCCGGAATCTTGCGACTCAGGACAGCACGAGACGTACCAAGAATGCTCGTCGCGCCACTTTCGATATATTCGACGCTATCGGGATTAACCGAATAGACGTCAAACGTAACGTTGGTGGCGGCGTTGTTCTTGAGGGTAATTGCAGCTGCTGCTGGCATAAGGAATCGCTCCTAGAGAGGGAAGTTAATTACATTAACGATGTGTCGCTTGTAGAAGTGCCAACGAAGTAATCAATTTAGTCGCATCGAGCGACATAAGATTACTAGGTGGATACAACTCAAAGACGTCCACTCCAAACGAACGGCGTTGATACTGTCTAAGCTTTGCTTCGCACTGTATAAGACCTGTGTCCCACCGATACCTACCGTCGAACGTTACTGTCGACGGATCAGCTACGGTGGCATTCATGTCTATTACAAGGCTTTTCATTGCTTTTCGAACAGTAACGCCCTGTAGAGCTGTTAAACTCTTTAGGTAATCCCCAACCGAAATAAACCAGTCGAAGACGAAACTAAAGGGCACAAGCTCCCAAGCCACCAGCATAGGGTTTGTCAATCCCAGCTGTTGAGCTGCCGATACATGCGGACTCGTTAATTCCGCATATATTTTAACCCTAACCTCTAAGGAACCCGCTAACGCGCGAACTCCATTGACGCTAGGGCCTCCACCTGCAGGCGTGAACGGTACGACTCCGGAGTACTTTACAGCACTCGAAGCCTTACTACTCACAGAGAACTTCAGGGGTCGGCCTAACTGCTGTTGCGCAAGCGCTTCAGCAGCACCCTTGACGTCCATAAGTAAGGGCATCCACCCATACTTATATTCCAACCAAGACTTATGTGCCTTGTTTGGTTTGACGCCAAGAATGTCCGCGACTTCACCAAGTCGCCCCTTCCGGAGAGCCCGATAGGCATTACTTACCCGCATCGCTGTGGATAAGATATGCTCACAGGTTTTCCGGCCTTCCGCAAGTGCAACCGCAAGGTTGATCTTTTGGTCGGCTAACTTGCCCAAGGCTTTCACCTGGGCTTCGTTGAAGAGCCTCGATACTATATTCGTCTGGTCGGTAGCGATCATGAGCTTTGACAGCTCGTTCTCAATACCATAACCAAAGAATAAGTACTGAGGTTGCACAACAGTGACAACCTCGCCCGTAACCATGTCGGTCCTAAATTGGCCAGTATAGTATTTTTGGCTATACTGTGCCTTAAGGTCGTCATAGTCATTAACGGGGACGTCATCTGCTTGCAATTTACCCCAGTTAGGAGTCCGCTTCCAGACTTTGAAATGGCGAGTGTAAGATCCAACCTTATTAGCTGGATCCGGCACCCACTGATCGTAGTCTGGCATTGGCTTAACCTTTCTGAGGGGTGAGTTGACACTAGCGAATACTCGCTAGAGAAAGGGGGGAGGCCGAAAGGCC